AAGCCGGCCGCCTCGGCAAGGTCGAACAGATATACCCACATACGCCAGTCGGTGAAGATGTAGGCGTAGAGGCAGGGGATGTCGGTCAGGGCGCCGCGGATCAGGTTTTGGTAGCCTCGGGTGCTGAGGATGTCGTTGGCGATCTTCGGGGCCTTGCCGTCCTTGTGTGTCGTGCCGATGCTGCCGGTCGACTTCTGCGACTCCTTGCTGCCGCCTGAGCAGTATGGCGGGTCAGTCAGCAGGATCTCCGGCGTCGCTCCGTCCAGCAGTAGGGCGCGATCCTCCGGCCGTGTGCAGTCTCCGCAGAGGACGCGGTGCTTGCCGAGGATCCAGAGGTCGCCGTACTGCGTGACGGGTTTGGCCGGCGGCGGGATCTCGGCGTCGGGGTCGCCCTTGAGCTCCTGATCGTGGACGGCTTCAGAGAGGGCCGTGACGATGTTGCCGTATTCCTCCTCGGTGTAGCCGGAGAGCATGAACGGGATCTCGCCCGTGTCTATGTCCGCAAATACCTCAGCGAGCATTTTGTTGTCGATCGTGGCGAGCTCTGCGATGCGGTTGTCGGCGGTCAGGTCGGCCATCTCCTCGGCCTCGCTGGCGTAGTTTTGGTAGTCGACCGGGGCCTCCTTCAGGTCGTCGAGCTCGGCAGCCATGAGGCGTCCGTGGCCCTTTACGATGTAGCCGCTGCGGGTGCTGACGGTGATCGGCCCGCGCCAGCCCGTCGCCCGGATGACCGAGGCGAGGAGCTTGATCTGCTCCGGCGGGTGCTGGTTCGGGTTCTTCGGGTTCGGCTGGAGGTCTTTGATCGGCACGATGGCGTCATGGGCGCAGAACACGGGGACGCCGTCGGCGTATGCCTTCGGCTCCGCTGTGGTGATGTACTCGGCCAGCTCCGGCCCGTCCTGCGGCTGTGGTTTATCCTTTGCCATTGTGCTTTCCTCCTCTCTTGAATTGCCCGGCCTGCGGGCAGGTGGCCCAGTGTGGCCGGTATCCGGCGTCTGTGGCCTCAGCTCCG